CGCGCTCAACTACTTCGATACCTTTTTGATGAGTTCCACCCAAACCAGTTGCACCGAAGTATTCTTTGTATTCGTTTACAGTTACATCTTCGCGAATACCCATGACTGTAAATTGAGCAAAGTCTGCATAAAGTGCAGAAGTTGTATTTGCAGCTGAAGTTGGGAAAAGAGCATCAGGCACAACGTGCATCGGACGTCCTGTAGGTGTAAAGTATGAGTTTCCTGCAAGCGCTGTCAAGCCAATAGATGTGATTTCGATTGGACGAACTTGATCGAAGATAGGACGTGAGCCGCCAGTTTCTTTCATCAAGAATCCAAATACGCTTTGAGGCACAACGAATACGCCATTTGCACCAACGCCTGAGTTAACACCGAGGCGCAAGTTCCACAAGTCAGTCCATGAGATTTCGCCGAATGTATCTTTACCAGAGTTATTAGCACCACCTTGGCGAACTACTGTAGTATTTGCAAGAGTTGCAAGTCCTGTAAAGTTAGGAGCTGTACCATTGCCATTGAAAAACTGCTTGTCTTCAGTTTCAGCAAGCGCGCGGCCCAAACCATTTACGACATAGTCCAAGAATGCAGGGGTTGCATCTTGAAGCTGCTCTTCAGAGATGATTGCACCTGCAACAATCTTGCGAGCTGTCATTGCGGTTGCTGTAAAGAAGTTTGTTGAGTCTGTCAATGTCAAACCAGAACCTTCGGCAACGACTGCGCCTGTGAATGCGCCTGAAGATACCAAGTTCTCTGTCTTGCCTCTCATTGGATAGATTTTTGCGAGCGCTCTTGCATATCCATATTGATCTGCAAAAGACATGATCTCTTCTACCCAAAACTGAGGAACTGCTGCGCCACCTTGAGAAGCTGTTCCTGTGTTGAAGTCTGCACGTGTGATATATTTTTCGTTTGCTTTACGTGCAATTTCATCTGCTTGACCTTCGCGGCCTTTGTGAACTGCAAGAATATAATCAGCTACGACGCGAGCTTGGTCACGGCGTGCATCGTGGTCTGCCTTGATTGATACGAAGCCGTTATTATTTGTAGGCTTTTGAGTGCGAAGTTGGTCTGCAACTTTGCGGTCAACAACTTCTTTAAGTTGGTCTTTTGTTACGATAATGTTTTCCATTATGCTACTATCCTTAGATTAAATTGAGTAATTCGTCAGTGTTAAGTTTTTTAGGCAAGTTCAACGTAATTGAACGACCTGCTTCTCCGGCTACTGCAGACTTGATAATCTTGTAACCGGCTTGAATCATATCCATACCTTCATTGATTTGCGCTTGTGTTGAAGCTGCAATTTTCTTACCGACGCGAGTTTCAGGTGCTTGGAATCCCGCTGCTACTGGCTCTTCAGCTACCACTTCGACTGGGGGCTCGGCGACGGCTGGCTCTGGTGCTACTTCGGGCTCTGCTGGTGCTTCGCCTTGTAATACGGCAAGCATTGGAGGAGCGCCTGCTGTAATAAACGCGTTTACAGATGCTTCGGCTTCTTCTGGTGAAAAGCCGAGATTGATTACCTCATTGACAAACGCTTCCTTGATTGCAGGCAAGAGCTCGTCTTTGATCTTGGCTTCGATCTCTGGGGTTAACATTCTACTTTCCTTTTTGTATTTATTGATTGATTCTTGTAAAAGAGTTTTGATTGATTTCTTGATAAGCGCTTGGCGATTTGCAGGAACTGATACGACGCTAAACTCAACAAGCTCTGATTTTGTATAAACTGTGACTTTTGAGCCGTCAATAGTTTGCTCTTCGTATTCGACTGGGATTATTCCAACTGATACGGCTTTTACGAATCCGGCATTGATGAGCTTATTAAGCTTTTTGCCTTCTTCAGTGATACACTCGATTTGAATTGTAGCTTCTAAGTTTTCGCCATTCATTGCAAAGCCCAAACAGCGACCGATTGGCCACTTGTCAGAGTCATGCTGTGCTAAGACTATGGGATTATTTAGATATGCTGTATAGTCTATTCCGCTTGGAACTATGATAGTGCCATAACGGTCAACTTCAGGAGTTGAAACTACAAAAGTATAGAGATCATTCTCTTTCTCTTCGTAGCCTTCTTCTTTTTCGTAGCCGTCCCTGAGTTGTAGGTTCAGCTCGCGTGTGAGTAAATTCATATTAAACCTTTAATTTATTACTTTTCAACTGGGAATAATTGGCATCGGCAATTGACAGAATTACCAGCCGATAAGCCCGGACCGAGAGGCCGTGTGGTCTTTTCACCTGCTACAGTAAAATATCCATCCGCGCCTTGTTTTTGTCCTTCCATCGATTGATGCGCTGGTCTTACACGTCCGTCTCTTTGTGTAAGCCACATCATGTCAAAACCTTGATCTTTATATACTGCATATTGCATTCCGCTTGTAACATTTGCGCTTGTTGTGTTGGCAATTGCACGCGCTCTGCTTGTTGAAAGGCTATCGAATTTATCAGTCAATATCTTGTTTAGCTCTTCTTTTGTCTTATCTGCATTGTCTACAAGCGTCTTTTGTACTTCTTCTTTAATAATACCAATTGAATCTTTGATTTGAGCGCTTGAGTCTGCAACCATTTGCTTTATTTCTTGACCTACAACGCCTGTTAAGTCACTTTCTCCAATTGATAGCTCTTGCAATAATTGTTGAGTCACTGTATCGCATGCTTTTGCAATAATCTCATCGTACTTTGCGAAGTCTTTGTCAGATATTTCCACGCTCTCAAGAGTCAATATACCTTCATCTGCTAATTGGAATACTTGCTCTTTGACTTGTGCAATAATCATGCGAACTACATCATCAAAGCGCTCGCTATTCTTTTCGGTAATACCATCAAACTGACGCCAAAAATAGTCCTTGTATTCAGCTGTTATAATAGGCAATTTTGCGCGCTTGGATGTTAGGCTTCGAGTCTCTGTATTTCGTGGCATGAAGGGCGCGGGAGCGGGGTTTACGGCAGCGTTAAGCGGAATAAATCCACCTGCAATCAATGGCACATCGCCATTCGGTATCGGATCATATCCGCGCTCGCCTCTTGCATCATTGATAGTCTTGATTCCCCACTTGAGCTCGAACTCTTCTTGTCTTAAATCAGCATCAGGGTCTGCATAGGTATACGGCTGTGCTTCGATAAGCACATCCTCTTCCCAGCGTCTAAAATGGCGTGTAAATTCTTCAGCAATATACAGCGCTTCAGGGTCTATCGTGTTTTGTCTAAAGATTGCAAACTGAACCTCTGCAGTTGCTCTGTTTTGGAAAGAACCATCTAGCATACCAGGTGGAACGCCAAAGACTTGCGCGATTTGAGCGCGCGTATCTCGGCTAACTGCATCATAGCTTGTTGAAAGCTCGCCTTTTGGCGGGAGTTCTAATTGCATTCCACGACCAAGCAAAGCGCGGAGCTTGTAATCTGGTAGCTCTTCGTTCCAATTGCTTTGCATTCTTATCCATTCATCTCTATCAAGCACGTCAGGGACTTTTGCAATAAGCGGAGGTACTGTATTATTTGCAAAGAGGCGTGCTAAGTAAGCACTAACCTCGCGGTCAATGTTTGCATATTCTAAAGCCGCCGTAACAAGACCGACGCCAAAGATATTCATACCGATTATCTCTTCAGGACGGCTAGCAGGGTGTAACTTTGCAAGGTGAATAATCTCTTTCTCCGGTATAGCTATATTGCCCTCTTGCGCGGATTGATATACATAGCCATCAATGAAGTTATTTTCCCCTTTAATTACTCGCATTCTTGTTGGATTCAGCACCCACATCTGCAAAGGCACTCGGTATCCGTTTGTCGGAGTCCATATAAACGCATTGCCATTGATTGATAGCCAGTTTTCAATGTAGCCGAAAACTTGCGAGCGTGTAAAGTATGGATTCGGATTGCTAAGAAGCTCATTAGTCCAGTGACCGCGTCCGAGTTCCTCTTTTTCCCAGTTTTGCTCTTTATACGCATCAAACTTTATCCCACTTAAAGCATTCGCTCTATGCTGCAAACAAGCAAAGACAGTGCCTCGAAGCGAAGCGCTTAACTCATTACCGACTTGAGTCGCACCGATATTGCGAGCACCACCTGACCGAATAAACGGCCTGTCATTTCGGCGCGGTGCAACTGCAGCCGCGATTCTATCTCTAAGTTGGTCAAGTAAACTCATACGTATATGTAAGGTGTATTGCGAATAGCATTAAAAGCATAGCCTAATGCATCAATAAAGTCATCATGCTTGTCTTGCGGAGTGCCAGTAAAACTTAGCAGCTCCTCGGTAAATTCCGGATTCAAGTGAGGCACATGATATACAAGCCCTTGCTCGTATCTTGCCTCGACTGGTTGAAAGCGTATAACCTTGTCTTTATCTGCTCTCACTCCGACTACATTCATCTTTGTATTGCGTTTCAGCTCTTGCACCATCCAAGCCTGCGCCTGATTTGATTCAACTGCAACTACTCTTGCATTCCATCTTTGCTCGGCGGCCATGATCTTGCGCCCTATCTCTTGGAACTGCGCTCTAAAGTGGTCCGCTTCAACTACAACTACCTCACCATCTTTTGTCGTGCCTATTACCACAATCGCCGTATAATCTGCAGTCTCTTTTTGGCTAATTGCAAGGTCAACTCCAATGTAATACGCCGTGCATTCTTGACCGTTTGTCGTGCGTAGCCATTCGCGTTTAATCTTAGCCGCTGATCTATCGACATATTCTGCAAGAAACTCTTGCGCAAACACCAAGCTCGGTAATAGCTCCTTTTGTCTATCAACTTCGCTTATTTTGATTTGCCCGCCGTCGTATGTCGAGTAGTGGAATGATTGCCAGTCATCCATAGTCTCTGAAAGCTGATCTAATTGCCAAAAATGATTCTTACCTTTTGGCGTTGAAAAGAAGTAAGCATCTCCTTCATAATCTGCTAGCATCGGACTAAGCACAAAGTTCCAATCGTCTTCGGCATTCGGGCAATGCGCCCACTCATCGCAAATCACTCTATGAAACTTATTGCCTCTTAAGCCATCCGCGCGGTAAATACCTTGCAAAACCAATGTACTGCGGCCTAGTTTAATCTGGCCTTGTTTGTAAGTTGCGCCAAGCGGTGCAAAGAAATTTTGTGCTTCGGTCTCTCGTCCTGAGAGCTCGGTATATGAGGGCGCTGTATAGAGAACATACGAGCCATCAATTTCCAGCATTTTCTCAAGGGCCAAAGCAAAAGCCAGATAAGACTTGCCAAAGCGACGGCCGCACCGAACAACATTAAAGCGCTTCCGATTCCGAAGTATTTCAAGCTGTTTGTCATGCGGTTTTATCCTGATCACTGTGTCCATTTTGCGAACCCCACTCTATTATCATTTTGCCTTTTTCTGCTACTTGATTATTCAAGTGAGTCAGTAACTCCATTAGTAGTTTCATGGCTGTTATATCTTCTTTTAGCAAGATCTTTTTATGAATCAGCATATCGATAATTTCAGCCGCTACAGTTTCTTTAGTTTTGCCGGGCTTTGATAGCTCTTGCGCCGCCATCATTGCAAGGTCTTTGACATAAGTTATTGAACCCTTTGGCCTACCATTGCGATTGATACGCTCGGGCTTGTCTCTGAAGCTATGTCCTTTGAGATTATCAGCGCCTGCCATAATACACTCCGAGTCCTAATCCTAAACCAAGAGCACCAACAACCCAGCTCCAATTATTCTCAGTCACTACTTGAGTCGGTAAAGTAATTACCTTAATTGAGTCAGGGCGCGGGCGGTAAACAAGTGAGAAGTGCCCCTTGCGATTTGCATAGGCAAAAGCCATATTGATTGTATCGCGAGTCGCAGTAATTACCGAGTCGCTTTGAGCTACAAATGCAGTATCTCCGCAAGGGATCTCAACGGGGCGATCTAGGAAATAAACTGTATCGCGATTCCGTACCATCACTGACTTCGTATGGACTGAGTCTCTAATCGTTACAGGGCGCTCAATAAGTTGAACTTGAGTAATTGTATCAGTTACGCGCTTTCCGCTTGTACGGCCTATGTGAAGCCCCGAAACAAAGCCAATAATAAGCAAGACTGCAACTATCATCATCGCATTAAGCACATCATTGAATCTCATTGCACTACTCCATTCTCAATGAAGAGATTATCCACCGCGCCATTTTCTTGCACGATTGCAAAACCGTGATTGCTATTTGAGTGAGGCATATAGTTTTGTTTCAGCTTGCACAAACAACCCGTTGTATATGCCTTGTAGAACTTACCGTCCAAGCTCTTGATTGATGCAAAGGAAGTACGATGCACATGACCCATTACGACATTCGCCGCCGCTTTGAGAATCAAAGCTCGGGCGGGATTTACGCCGCCTGATACTTTCATCTCATGCCCATGCACTATGTATGTATTTTCTATTCTCATAAACTGCGTAGATTCGACAAAGCGAATATCAAGCTCATCTAGTTTTAAGAGTTGGCGGTAATGAATCAGCTCTGCAACCGCGTCGGCTTTTGCCATTAAATACCGCTGTAATCTATCTTCATGATTGCCGAGCTTAAAGTAAATCGTTTGCTCTTTGAACTCGGAGCGCAATCCGTCTAAAAACTGCTTGGTAAGTTCCAATTCATTCAGGAACTTTGGCGCGTCTGGATGCTTTGGATATCCAGAAATTTGAGCCGCGTCTAAGATATCTCCATTGAGAATGATATTCTCGACTCTATCTTGTTTGGCATATTGAATCGCTGCAATAAGCGCCGCTTTGTCATGGATACCTAAGTGAATATCACTAAAGACCGCCGTCTTGCCTTGAATGCGAAGCGTCGGTAAAACCTCCTCGCGTCCATCGTCCATAGTGTTAAGCCATTCAGGAACTCTGCTAGGCTCTTCTACTTGGATTGCATCTGGATCAAAACGCTTGCCTTGTCTGTAATTCATAATAGCAGCGTATTCTTGACCATTTAAGCGCGGTCTGTATTGACTCACTTGGTAGGAATCCCGTATTTTTCTAAAAGAGCCTGCAATAATTGTTGCTCTGCATTAAGTTCTGTTTGCTCGG